CTATCCGCTGGGAGTATACGGCGGTTCTGGATATCATTTCGACGATGAATGACCCTGAACTTGAAGATATCGAGAAGGTTTATGCAACTCTCTGGATTATGTATGAGAACTTCGAAACATTCCGGAAGGAAGACTATAAGCCGGCATTCGAGGCTATGTGCGAGTTTATGAACAACGGAGCGGAGGAAAAGGACTCCGGTGGCGTCAGGACAGTTGACTTTGAGCAGGATTACAACCTGCTGATTCCAGCAATCAACCGTGTTGCCGGAAAGGAAATCCGCTCTGTTGAGGGAATTCACTGGTGGACTTTCCTTGGGTGGTTTATGGAAATGGGCGAATGTACTTACAGTACAGTTTTGTCCATTCGGAATAAGCGGAAGAAAGGAAAGAAGCTGGAGCAGTGGGAGCAAGAGTTCTATTCCGCTAATAAAAATCTGGTTGATATTCGCCGCAAGCTCACAGAAGAAGAGAAAGAAAACGAAAAATGGCTTAATTCGCTGCTTGATTAAACGACATGAAGGGAGGCTGACTGCGTGGATGATGTAATCACTCTTGTTGTCAATATGAACAAGAAGGGGTTTGAACGGGGATGTGCTGAGCTGAAAGGCGCAATTACATCACTGTCAAAGAGCGCCAGCAAAATGGGCGGATCTTTGAAAAGCGCACTCCCGGCTATCCTCGGTGTAGGTTCTGCATACCAGATAATCACCAAGGCAGTCAGCACCTTCATGTCTCAGAATCAGCTCCTTGCAAAGCAGATGAACGCTGTATGGACGGCTTTCGGAAACCTACTCGGCCCGATTATCAGTCAGGTTGTAAGTTGGGTTACGACGGCTGTTTCTTACTTGCTATCGTTTCTGAAACTGCTTGGTGTCACTGGGAAAACGGCTTCACAGTTATCAAAACAGGCAAAGCAGTCTGGCTCAGATCTGAAGAAGACGATTGCCGGTTTCGACGAACTGAATCTACTCCAGGATAATTCCGGAGCAGGTGGTGCTTTGCTGCCAGATGTTGACGTGCCCGATTGGATGAAGGATTTCGCTGACCTCATCAAAAACGGTGATTTTGGCGAAGCCGGCAGACAACTGGCAGCAAAGCTCAATCAGATGGTCGATGATATCGACTGGGAAGGAATTGGAAAGAAGTTGGCTTACGCCTTTAAAGGCGCAATCGACTTCCTCGGGAATGTGATCCGGGACTTCGATTTTCATAGTCTCGGCGGGAAGTTTGCAAATCTGGTAAACCAAATCCTGCATGTTGATACATCAAGCGAGGATACATGGAAGAATCTTGGGGAGATACTGGTAAGCAAGTTTACTATCGTATTCGACACGATTACCGGCTTCCTTGAGAATATTGATGCCGGCGCGTTGGCAAAAGCAATATCCGATATCCTGATAGGTGCGCTTGAGTCAGTATCCGATTCTATTGCAAACGCTGACTGGAAGAAAATCGGCGAAAACATAGGAGAGTTTTTCGAAAACATCGACTGGAAGGGAATTGCTGAAGCAATATGGGGGGCGTTTACAGAGGCGTTTTCCGCTGCGTCTGATCTGTACGAAGGGCTTCCTGATTGGCTGCAGGATGTTGCTGCCGGGGTCGGGGCTGTTGTTGCAGCTGCGAAGGGAATTGAGATTTTCACCAAAGTTGCCGAGATAATTGAATCGATAAAGAACCTCGGCATAGTCGCAAAACTTGGAGAGGTAGTTGAAATTGTCAAAAGCGGCGCTGGCACTTTGAATGAAGCTATTGCTACAGTCTTTGGCCCAGGATCTGTAATCGCCGGTATTGCTGGCGTTGTAGGCGGGTCAATTCTTGCGTTTACGAATTTCTTTGACATGCTGAAAAAAGGATTTAGCTGGATCAAAGAGATCCTTATGGTGATAGGTGTCGCAATCGCGGCTGTTGGCGCAATCATCCTTGGAGCACCGGCTGCGGTTGCTGCTGTTGTCGCCGCGATTGTTGCCGCTGTGGCAACGGCAATCGTCCTGATAAAAGAACACTGGGAAGAAATCAAGCAGTGGTTTTCGGATACATGTCAAGCGATTGGCAATTTCTTTTCGAACCTGTGGACTTCGATTACCGCTGCGGCTTCCAAAGCTGTAGAGAGTATAGGTAATTTCATGTCTAAGTGCGTCGAGAAAATAAAAACTGCATGGACGAGCTTCAAAGGGTTTATGTCTTCCCTGTGGAGCGGCATTGTTAATGGCGCAAAGAGCGCAATCAACAGTGTAATTGGCGTCATCAACAAGATGATAAGTGCGGTGACTAATGGAATCAACGCACTGTTTCGACTCCTCAGCTTCAATGTCAGCCTGCCCGGAGGGAAAAGCATTGGATTGAGTCTTCCTCAGGTGACTGCACCGCAAATTCCCTATCTTGCAAAAGGCGGCGTTCTGAAGAAAGGCCAGATGGGCTTACTTGAAGGTGACGGCGCTGAAGCAGTTGTACCGTTGGAAAAGAACACCGGATGGATTTCCAAAATGGCTGATGCCTTCCTTGCCAGCGTCAAAAAGGGAGACCACAGCCTTACCGGAAACGCAAGCGTGCTTGGAGCATTGAGTTCCATAGCAGATAACGTATCTTACCGTTCTCCAGCTGTCGCTCAAGGCACTATCACCCCGTATAGCGTGGCTACCGCATCCGGAGGTACAAATTCCACTGTTGACAACTCCGACGTTATAGATGCCATTATGACCCTCATAGATAAGGTGGATGACATCTTGGCACTGATTGACAACATTCAGTTTGTTGCCGACTTTGGGGATAGCATTCGTGCTCTGGCTCGAAAGATATCGAAAGAGCAGAAAAAAGATAAGATTTCGGAGGGGAGATAAATGCCGTACTTCAAGATCAATGGCCGCGACATTACAAAGTACATCAAGATGGATGGCTTTAAGGAATCCGAAAATGATATTGATTCTGCAAAGTCGGGCCGTGCAACAAACGCGCTGATGTACCGTGGAAAGGTTGCCGAAAAGAAACGGGCAGATATTGAGTGTGTCCCCGTGAAGAAAGAGGTCATCGACTGGATGATGCCGATTCTGAGGAAGCAGTATTTTACCTGCGAAACAGATTTGTTTGCTGGAAATGCTGAGTTGACTCTCGAAATGTACAATTCCACACGGAAATACAATGTCGCCATCATCGATGTATTTGGATGCGCTTGGTATACCGGCGTTTCCTTCAATGTCGTAGAAAGATGATTCTCAGGTGAGCATATGCAAAGTACGAGCGAACTTCATAAAGACCTGCTTGCGAAGAATCCGACGGTAGAAACGACTATCGCCATTGGGGAAGCCGGAACTCTGATTGACAAGGCTGGCAACGGAATTACATTTGGTGGATTTCGTATACTGGTCGATTCTGGAGGGCCAGACAGTGGCTATGACGATTCATTGATAATTAACATCTCAACTGACGGGCAGGCGTTTCCTGATGACAACCCGGCGATAGGAACAGCACAAATCGGAACGATTGAAGTTGATATGTTTGCACCTGCTGGAAATATTCCAAAAGCCGGAAAGCTATGCCCGTATGCAAGGCTGAGAGACGAGGACGTTCATTCAGAATGGATACAGCAGGGCGTTTATTATATCGACGAGAGAGAAAATACGGATGAAGACGGGATAAAAAGGATAAGCCTTACCGGATATGATGCCATGAGGTTCGCCGAACAGCCGTATCCCAATAGCTACATTGACTGGCCTGCAGTTGATGTGCAGGTTGTCAAGGAAATTGCGGCTGCAATCGGGGTGGGAATCGACCAGAGAACGCTGGACGTGATGACAAGCGCCTTCAAAGTGCCGTACCCTGCAAATTATTCTTGTAGAGAGACGCTTGGGCATATTGCAGCGATGTATGTCGGAAACTTCGTGATGAGCAGTATTGGCGAGCTGCTTCTTGTCCCGCTTTTCGGGTTGCCAAAAGAAACAAGAGCCCTGGTCGGTAAAGATGATCGAAGACGGATAACGTTTGGAGGTGTTGGTATTCTTGTTTAGCAAATCGTATGTTGGCAGTAAAGTCCTTGGCAAATTTACGTCCGACAACGAGATAGTATACAGCAAGGTCGTCATCAACGTTGACGATGACATCTCATACGAAGCCGGGACTGAAACTGGTAGCACTCTCACCGTTTCGATACCTTTTGGCACTCAGAAAATGGCAGACGAAATGCTTGAGAGGGTCAAAGGAAAGTTCTATCACCCGTACAATGCGGAGACGGCAATTATTGACCCGGCTGTAGAAATCGGAGATGCTGTTGAAGTAAACGGAGTTTACGGCGGTGTGTACAAGCTGTCAAAGAACTTTGACAGCTTGTATTCGGCTGATATCAGCGCTCCCGCTAAAAGTGAAATTGGAAACGAATATCCGTATTATTCTTCAGAAACTCGTGAAATTGTCCGGCAGAGGAAAGAGACCAGAGCTTCTGTCAAAATTTTGACTGATGAAATTGCGCTAGAGGTATCCGAACGTGAGAAACAAGGGAAAGAACTCACAGCAGAGCTGAAGGTTCATAGCGAGCAGATTTCCGCGCGGGTTACCAAAACCGGCGGTGATAGTTCGTCCTTCGGCTGGGACCTGCTTAATGATTCCTGGACGATCAAGGCCAACAATACCACGGTGTTCAAAGTCACCAAATCCGGCGCAGAAGTCCGTGGAAAGATCACCGCCTTAAGCGGCAAAATCGGCGGTTTTGATATCCAATCCGACTACCTCAGCTATAACAATCAGACCTGGAACGGTACCAACAGTCAGGGTATTTACATTGGTGTCAAAGGCATTCAGTGTGGCTCAAAGGCTAGCGGCGTGCAGATTACGCCGGACGGCAAGCTGTACGCTGAGGATGGCTATTTCCGGGGAAGCGTCAGCGCTGGCCAAATTCAGTATGGGTATAACCCAGACGACGGCGAATATAATGGCTATTTCAACGGCGAGGGGCTAGAATCTCGCAGTGTCTCTGGATTGGAGATTAAGAAAAGCACCGTAACCACGACCAACACCAATGGCGGTATCAATGCCTCGCTTGGGTATGCGGATTTTGCAAATGGTGTGTTCAATGGGTGGAACACAGCATCTATGTTATCAACCGAAGACAAAGGACTGAAAATTGGAGGCCATACGATAGCTGTAGCTTCTACATCGTTTAGGGATGGAAACGGCGGAACAATATCTCTACAATACCTAACATGGATTTGATATGACCGATTATACTAGGAGGTTTCTATGGAAAAACTGAGAACCGCAACAGGAAAAGAATTTGATTGCGATTATTTTAACCCTTTTCCCCAGGCGAGGCAAATCAATCTGCGGGTACTGAATACGCCGCTGCCGACAGTGGCAACTGTGTTTGCTGACCCACAGGAAACCGTGCAAATGTGGCTTGAAGGACAGTACGCTGCTCAATACACAAAGCTAATTGCTATCGTACCGGAAAACGGCGCGGTGCGTGTGGTGCTGGGAAAGGAGTAAAAATGAACCCTGTAATGAAACTTAGGGCAGTCCTGAATACCCTTGAGGGCGTTCAGGTCGCAGGACGGGAGAACTGGGACAGGATGCTGGGCAGTATGCAGGCCATTGAAGAAGTTGTGCAGGCGCTGTCTGCTCCTCCTGCGCCCGAAAAAGAGCCTGAGCAGGAGGTACCCAATGGCGGAAGTGGTTGTTAATAGATGCTGCGGGGAAATCCCGATCATGCACACAGATGAAGATGGACACATCGTGGATATGGAATGCCCCGTGTGCGGGCGAACCGTATACATCGGTAGTAGTGACCTTTTCACAAAAGAGCAAAGGGAGCGCATTGATACATGGAATAAGGGGGTAAAGAAGCGTGGCAGATAAAGCAATATCCGAGCTGATTGCAGCGGAACAGATAAAAGCTGCCGACCTTTTCGTCCTGGAACAGGACAGCGCGGCAAAGAAGCTGACCGGGCAAATTCTGCTGAACTGGCTTACCGCCGCCGCTGACGGCCATGGCGGCATCAGCAGCATCGTAAAGCAGTCCACAAGCGGCCTGACGGATACATACCGCATTACGCTTGCCGATACGACTACCTTTGACTTCACCGTAAAAAACGGCCGGAGCATTTCAACCATTGCCAAAGTCTCCGCCAGTGGTCTGGTAGATACCTACCGGATTACCTACAACGACAGCACCACCAGCAAGTTCACCATCACGAACGGCGCAAAGGGCGATAAGGGCGACAACGCATACGTCTGGATTCGGTACGCGTCTCAGAAGCCCACGGCAGCTTCTCATAGCTTCGGTGTCCTCCCTGACAATTGGATGGGCGTATACAGCGGCAATTCCGCAACTGCCCCAACGGACTGGACGAAGTATCAGTGGTTTGAGATCAAGGGCGAAAAGGGTGACATTGGTAACCCGGCGCTGTTGACCAGCCAGTCCGTAACATATCAAGCCAGCACATCCGGGAATGTTATACCGTCCGGAAACTGGCAAGGCAACATTCCCACGGTAGCACAGGGCGCTTACCTGTGGACGCGAGTTGCAATGACGTTCAATTCCGGAACCCCGATTTATGCCTACTCCGTCTCCCGCATGGGCTTGGATGGCACCGGTGCTGTATCCAAAGTGTGCGGCAAAGAACCTAACTCCAATGGAAACGTTGAGCTAGAAGCTGAAAATGTTGGAGCACTTCCTAGTGTCGGCGGTTTGATGACTGGAAATATTGTCATGAACTCCAACCAAATTAAAATGCTTGGTGCGCCGTCGGATAATGCTGATGCAGCAAATAAAAGTTATGTGGACACAGCATTAAACAATGCTAAGACGGTTGCGAAGACTGCGACGCTGACCGTTGCCGGGTGGTCTGGAAACGCCGCCCCGTACACTCAATCTGTCACGATCTCTGATTTAACGAATACAAAACGCGCAATGGCTTATCCAGTGTATGGAAGCAATACGGACGCTAATATTGCGCTGAAAGAGGCGTGCGGTATGGTTAGCTTTGCTTCTAGATCGGGCAACAAAATGACATTTACATGCCTTGAGGACAAGCCGACAGTGGCTATCCCGATTACAGTGGAGGTGTACGTATGAGCATTGCAGTGCCTTTATATGGATTTGGTGCCAGCGGCGGTAGCCCCAACAAATCGACAATAATCGTGACCGCCCCCACAGGCTCCACTGTAACCTGCAAGATGGGGTCTACCACGAAGACGGCCACTGAGAAAAATGGTGTCTGGACATTCGGCGGGCTTGACCTGGGCACGTGGACGATTACATCCACGAAGGGCGGAGACAGCGCAACTCAGGATGTCGTCATTACCCGTCTGACCGTGGAGTACGTCACAATCGCATATCGAATTACCCCGGAGTTTACCTACACCGGAGATTGTGAGATTGTTGATGATAGCGATAATCCTATTTCGGATTTCGCAAGTTGGAAGAACAACTGGAAGATTAGATTTTTAACCTCTGGTACATTGACGTTTACCAAGCTAAACGGCTGGAACGGCCAATTAGACGCTTTCCTTGTTGGTGGCGGTGCTGGCGGAAACTATAGTTATCGTGGTGGTGCCGGTGGTGGAAGTGGTTACACGAGCACGACGCAAGCTGTAACTGTTCAAGTAGGAGTAAAATATGACATTGTCATAGGTGCTGGTGGAGTAGGTGCAAAAACTTCTGGCGGTAGAGCTGGTGGTGCAACTTCTGCTTTTGGCAGTAGCGCCAATGGTGGGGCAACCTTGTCAAATAGTGGTGTATATGGTGGAGATGGTGGCTCCGGTGGTGGTAGTGGCACATTAAATGCGGACAAAGATGGCGCATATTCTGCAGCAGGCATTGGAGGCACGGATGGTGGAAATGGTCAAGGTACGCATCCTGGAAATGGCCAAGGCACTACTACCCGTGAGTTTGGTGAACCCAGCGGAACCTTGTATGCAACAGGTGGAGAAGGTGCCGCCGGCAATAATATTAGACCAGACTCCGTACCTCAGAACACTGGAGATGGTGGTAATGGAGCTGGTGGTAGCATTGAATCTACCCCAGGCGGCTCAGGCATCGTTATCATTCGCAATACGAGGGGGGCGGCATAATGGCAAAGACGATGGCACTTATCGAAAACGGCGCAGTTACCAATGTTCTGTGGTGTTCCGATCCCGAGCCTGAAACCGATAACCTCATAAACCCCGCAGACCGCCCTGTGGCTATCGGCGATACCTACAGCAATGGTAAATTTTACCGGGATGGGGTGGAAATTCTCACCCCGCTGGAAGAGGCGTTGAAAAAGAACGCCGAATATGAATCGGCGTTGTCTGAAATCGAAACTGCTCTGGGGGTGAATAATACATGACCATAGAAGAACGCAAAAACGCCATCCTTGCTAAAATCGTGGAAATGAAGTCCGAGGGCGTAGACATGCAGAACGCCCTGACCATTTTGGAGGTGACGCCGGATGAAGACGTGGAGTAATGGAGCCAAAAAGCGGCTGATAAAAATCCATGCCGCTGAGGACGGTGAGCAGGATATGCGTGCCATCGCCGCAAGCATCGCCAAGCTGCCCCCCGGTCAGCTGAAAAAAGTCCTCACCGACGACATCATTGCCATTCTGGCGAAATACGGGGTGGTGATGACATGAAAATTGCAGACGTAAAAGTCGCCAAGACAACCTGTGAGACAACGCGCCTTGTGCCGATTCCAAAGGGCATTGTTGGCGCTACGGTGACCCTCGAATACACCGACCCTGCGTGGGATGGCCTACAGAAAACCGTTGTGTTCCGAAGTGCAGTCACAAAAGACGTGCTTGCCGCCGGAAATGAAGTGGTTGTCCCGGCGGAGGTAGTCAGTCGCGCGGGCGTGAACCTCTACATGGGTGTATACGGCGTGGGCGCGGATGGCCGTATGGTGATTCCCACCATCTGGACGGAGCTTGGCCTTGTGCATGGCGCAGCGGCTCCATCTGGGGACACTTCCTCCGACCCGTCCTTGCCGGTCTGGGCGCAGATTCAAGCCATGATCGGGAATCTGGATGATCTGGACACCGACGCGAAATCCAGCCTTGTGGCGGCAATCAACGAAGCCCTGACAAAGGGCGGCGGGGAAGTTGACCCGGCGGCGGTGCAGAAAATCGTAGAGGACTATCTAAAAGCAAACCCGCCTCAAGCCGGTGCTGATGGGAAAGACGGTACTACCCCGACCATCGGTGAGAACGGGAACTGGTATCTCGGCGACACCGACACCGGGAAGCCGTCGAGGGGTACTGCTGGCGCGAAAGGTGATAAGGGCGCCCCCGGCGAGAAAGGCGATAAGGGTGACAAGGGTGATGCTTTCACCTATGCCGACTTTACCGCCGCGCAGCTGGCAGCACTGAAAGGCGAAAAAGGCGATCCCGGCGAAAAGGGCAACACAGGCGCAACAGGTCCGGCTGGTCCTGCTGGTGTTCCGGGCAAGGATGGCCCAAAGGGTGACCCTGGAGTACCCGGCAAGGACGGCGTCACGCCGACGATCGGATCAAACGGAAACTGGTATCTCGGCGCGGAAGATACTGGCAAGCCATCGCGCGGAGCAACCGGCCCGCAGGGAGAAACCGGTCCTGCTGGCCCGGTCGGCCCGCAAGGCCCTGCTGGTGCGAACGGCAAGGACGGCGAAAAGGGCGACAAGGGGGAACCGGGCGAAAAGGGAGCACCCGGCAAGAAGGGTGCCCCCGGAGCGGATGGGAAGTCCGCCTATCAGTACGCCCAGGATGGCGGCTACACCGGAACCGAGACGGATTTCATAGCAAAGCTGGCGCAGGAAATCCTGAGCGGCACAACCGACGATCTTACCCCGGCGCAGGTCTATGCAGCGGTATCCGCCGGCAGACCCGTAAAGGTACAGTATACGAGCAGCAGTTATGGCGTTATGTCGTTTACGGCATTCAATGTAGCCGAAACGGCGGGTGTAATTGCATCTCAGAACATTGTTATGACCGGCGGTGTGTATATACTGGCTGAACTGGGCGGCTATATCCAATCGGGTCAATGGTTCTTTAACTCCACAGTGCTTGCCGAGAAGAAAGACATTCCACAGAGTTCTTCTGGCGGAGAGGTCAAGTGGCACAAAGTGGCGGAAGTGACAACGGAAGAAGAACTGGACGAATACGTAGCGGGCGTGGATCCGGAAGGGAACCCGATCAAAAGTTATAAGCCTATGGCCCTTGCTCTGTATTGCTCCCTGCCTGCGGACTCGACCCAGACGACGGCCAATGGCGCGCATTATGTGTACCCCTCTGCGAGCAGCACCGATGCAAGCCTGAAAGCATCCGGGTCGTTTGTTCAGTGGAAGTCGGTCGCAAGGTGCATCACGGATGTTTTCTTCGGCAGCGGAGCCGGAATCATCATGCTGGGAAACAGCACGACAATGCTCAATCCGGTGGGAAAGGAAGATTCGGTGCTGGACGGCGTGCGAATCGTGTTCCCCGCCGCCGGCGACCATTTCCCGATTGGGTCGCACATTATCGTGTCGGTTTTGGGGGTCAAGCCGTGACGGTCAGGCAAAAGCAATGCCTGCTGGCATATCTCGGATATTACGCCGGGGAAATTGACGGGGTCTGGGGGGATGCTTCCCGGAAGCCACAGAGGAATTTCAGCGGCAAAACCAGCTCACGGTGGACGGCGTTTTCGGAGACGGCACGGCGGCATGTATCCGGGAAGTGATCGCGTCCGGGGAGACGCCTGACCTGGAGACGGACGTCGCGGACTGGTGGAAGGATATCCGGTATTTCCGGCGCACCGAATTTCGCTGCCCCTGTGGCAGGTGCGGCGGGTTTCCGGTGGAGCCGCAGGAATCCATGGTACGCACTGTGGATGAAATCCGGCACCGGCTGGGCGTGCCGGTTTCCGTTGTGGGCGGCGGCGGTTCCGGCGTCCGGTGCGCATCCCACAATGCGGAGGTCGGCGGCGTGGCCAATTCTCAGCATTTGTACGGGCTTGCGGCGGATCTGCACAGCGCAGCAAGTCCGGCGCAGATGAAAGCCGTGGCAGAAGATGTCATGGGGCGCACCGGTGGTATCGGGCTTTACAACTGGGGGATTCACGTGGACACCCGCCCCGGGTATGCCCGGTGGAATGGATAAGAAAGAAGGAAAGAAATGGACGAATTGGTAAAAACTGCCGTTACGATTCTAATCACGCTGATCGGGTCGGCGGGCTTCTGGAGCTATCTGGATGCCAGCCGACCGCATTGCAGAGCTGGAAGCGCAGAATCAGGTGCTTACCGAATTCCTGGCGCAGATGGCGCAGATTTATGATAGCAGTGAGACCAACATAGAAGGCGTTATGACGCAGTGAGTGTGTCCGTGGGACTTTCCAATGGAATTTCCTGCGGACATTCCGTAGGACAACTCACGGAATAGTCACAGGATTGTCCGCAATAACGTCAAATTTATGTCTTGACTCAGTAATCTCATGCCCGATTTCATAAAATTGGCAGACAGGTTGACGCATTGAAGCAGCTTCTGAAAATGTGGATTTTTGAGCATCATTTTTGAAAATCCGCAAATTAGGAACCGTTTTTTTGCGTCCGCTGGAATTTCCTGCGGACGTTCCAACGGAAATTCCGCAGGATTTCCATGCGTAACCGTAACCGTAACCATAACCGTAACCTATATAATAATATATATGTTCATTTTGACGTGTTTGCCTGAAAATCCTCTGCGTCAAAGTGAGATGCTTTAGGAGATGAAAAGGTGACACTACAGGAAATTGCGGAGCTGATTCACAAGAACTTGGGCTATATTATCATTGCCCTTATGTCTGTTGTTGAGATCTCGAAAATCAAAATAAATCCATGGACAGCCTTGTTCGAGTGGGTAGGAAATCTCCTGATGTCCGGCGTAAAGAATGACATCAAGAGAATCAATGCAGAGCTTAAGAGTGTAAAACAGGAGCTTGGCGCTATGAAGTATTCCAGTGAGCAGAACGAGGCAAAGGCAGCAAGAACCAAAATCCTGCGCTGCTCCGATGAGGTGTATCGTGGAGACCGGCATAGCAAGGAGTATTTTGATAATATTCTCGAAGACATCAAGACGTACACGGACTACTGTCGAGATCATCAAGAGTTCAAAAACGAAAAAGCAGTAATTGCCATCAGAAGAATTGAAGAGGTCTACGAGCGGTGCTTGAGAGACCATTCGTTCTTGTGATGGTATTTTGTTGAAATCAGAAAGGAGAAAACAATATGGATATGACACAAGAAATCATTGAGATCATCCCGTACATCATGAAAATCATCTTCTGGGCAATCGGCATTCTGCTGATTCGGTACGTCTGGCCTATGGTCAAGCCGATGATGCAGTATGAGATCATCCAGCTTCTGGTGAACGCTGCTGAGAAGAAGGCCGAAACCGGCTCTATCGACAAGAAAGCGAAGAAGCAGTTCGTTATTCATATCATGGAGCTGGTGAAAATCCCTGTAAACGAATTCACAATGGCAATGCTGGAGTCCGCCGTGAAGGAGCTTGACCTGCTTGAAGAAAAGGTCCTTGATTATATTAAGTCTGATAGTAAGATTGAGGAGCCTACTGAGTGTGGAGAAGATGTTCCCCGAATTAACTCCCCTGAGAGTGGAACAGAAGGGGGCTGCGAAGATGAGCCGGAAAAAGAAGCGGCTGACCTCTGCTAAGTTTTCAAAAATCATCATTGTGTCCGTATTGGCGGCGGTGGCGTTGTTCACCGTCGCCATGATTTTTGTCTATTCGAGATGTGGCGGAATTCCAGATACACTCGTTGTTTCTTTCTTCAGCTTCGCTGGGGGAGAAGCCGGTGTGCTTGGATTTATCAAATGCAATGACGAAAGACAAAAGAAAAAGGCGGCTGACACTGGAAATGAAGAGGCCGTCGGATAGGAGGCAAAAATATGGCTGTCGTAACGTACAAGAAAAGTGATCGCATTCAACTGAGCACGAATTTTAACAGTTACGAATTCAGGTGTGGACTCGGAAGACCGTGCTCTTGTGCAACGACGCTTATTGATACTAAGCTGGTTGAGATCCTTCAGAAAGTGAGAGACCATTGGTCTGGACATAAGGTGACAATCACCAGCGGATACCGGTGCCCGTCTTACAATCGTTCGATTGGAGGGGCTACAGGCTCGTACCATAGCCGAGGGATGGCGGCAGATATTGTTGTCGATGGTGTTGCGCCCAGAGAGGTTGCAAAATACCTTGAGAGCATTGGTATACTCGGCATTGGTTTGTATGAAACTCAGGAGGATGGGCGCTTCGTTCACGTGGATACGAGAACCTACAAATCCTTTTGGTATGGTCAGAAGCAGTTGCCCAGAACGACTTTTGGCGGAATATCTTCTCCTGTTGGAGGCAGTTCTGATTCCGGCAGTTCCAGCTCTGGCACCAACAATACGAATTCCAGCGGAACGACGTATACGGTGAAGAGTGGTGACACGCTTTCGGGAATTGCAGCGAAGTATACTGGCATGACATACAAGAAGATTGCGGATGCTAACGGCATCAAAGCGCCCTACACAATCTATGTCGGTCAGACACTGAAAATCCCTGTGAGTTCAAGCGCTGCGCCTGCTTCCGGTACAGTAAAAGCAGGGGAGTACGCCTCCGCTGACTACGAAAGCGCTGCTGATTTCCTTTGGAAGTTCTTCATGGATCAAATCGGGAATGCCTACGGCGTTGCCGGCCTTTTGGGGAACTTGAACGCGGAAAGCAGTTTGATCCCTGCCATCCTTGAGATTGCAAAGAGAAACAGGCTTGGGCATACCAGCAAATCCTATACGGATGCGGTTGACAACGGAAGTTATAAGAACTTTGCTAATGACCTGGCTGGATACGGGCTTGCGCAATGGACGGATGGCACAAGGAAGAAAAACCTGCTGGCTTTTGCACAGAAGAAGGGAGCCTCCATTGGGAACAAGAAGATGCAGGCTGAATTCCTGATGCAAGAGTTGCGTGAAAGCTTCTCCACCGTTCTCAGCACCCTGAAGAATGCAACCAGTGTGAGGGAAGCATCCAATACAGTTCTTATGCGCTTTGAGTGTCCTGCAGACCAAGGCTCGGTTGTGCAGAACAACCGGACAGCATACGGCGAGACGTACTACAAGAAATACGCTTCCGGTAGCACTGAGAATACGAAGTATAACGGCACCGTAACGGCAACGCTCCTGAATGTCAGAAAAGGCCCTGGGACAAGCTATGGCATTTTGAAACAGATCCAAAAGGGCAGTGCTTGCACCGTCGTGGCTGAGCATGACGGCTGGGGTCAGCTCGACGATGGTGGCTGGGTCTGCCTCCAGTATGTGAAGAAGTCATAAAAGAGAAGATTGGGTGGCCCAGCTATGGTGGCTGGGCCGCTTTCAAACTCGATAGGTTTTCATATATCAGGGAAATGGTTTGCTAATATAAATTCAACCAAGCAGATTGAAATGCCGGATATGGCGACACCATGAAGCCAATAATGAGAACAAAGCGTTATAACAACACGAAGAATTTGCACATTGAAACGAAAAAATGATTTTTCCAAGCAAAGATTGCTAGTACAGTACCAATTTCTGAATACGAAAGTACCGGGACTTACCTCCTCCCGTTACCTCCGGCATCCTCGGCTTTCCCTTTAGCCATTGGAGAATGCCGGCATATACCACACCCTAGCTCTGGATTGTATCCGGGGCTAGGGCTTTTTTTGTTGCCCTTGCTACACCATTATTGGATGTAACAGGGGCGTTTTTTGTTATACACATTTAACAAAAAAGAACGCACATTTTTGATAAATCAGTACCACGGCGGATTTTAGCTATACCTGCTTATACTTTTTCACTGACGAATTAAGGCAATTACGGAGCAACCACGGGGATATATGCAGAAAGATGCCAATAAATAAGGATTGGCGAAAAAATTTATAAAAAATCAGAAAAACAGCTTGACATTACCAATAGGTATGCTACGATACGGGTACAACAAAAATTACCAATCGGTAATGCAAGGAGATGCTGAAATGATTACGACCAGAAGCGGAAGAGCTAAGATTAAAGTATATCCCGAATGCAAGTATCAGTACATCAGTGACCCCAGCGATGTCCTCGAACTGGATGGTGTGAGCGGGTTCGATATTATTTCCGGGAAGAAGGGCATGGAAATCGGAGCTGAGATGATTTGCAGTGTTGGCTCCGAAGATCCGTTAAACGAGTATCTGCGGATTTACTTTGAAAACGGAGAAACTGCCACATACCGCAACTCGTTCGTTGACCTGTTCCCGTACTAAGGAGGTAAATGCTATGTTCATGTTTAAGGATATTGAGCAACTGCTTACCCAAAAAGCAGCACAGTATATTGCAAATGGATACATTGTCAACGCGACAACAATGGCAGGACACCAAGGCGAAGTGTGCAAGTTAGACCTGCGAAAAGGCGATGAAGTTGTCCGAATTCTCATTGACAGGACAAACAATGGGTGGCAGACGATTTACTACCTTCTTGTTGGCAAGAACACTGATCCCCTGTACGGGGGCGTGGATGATATCATCTGGAACAAGAATCTGCAAGAAATCGAGCGCTATGACTTCTACGTCATCAGTGACAGATATCCTGAAAAAATCATTTTGGGCACAGCGGAAGAGGCAAAGGCGGCTTTGGACAAACGGCTCGATAGAGCTGCGTTGAACCCTAGATACAACGATTATATCACTGAACTGAGCGATGAATATAAAAAGGCCGCATATCACATTGTCAGAAAAAAAGAAGGCTTCGAGTCGATTAAGATGGCGGATATCACAAAGGTATGCTGTGAGGTAAGACGCAACAGAGTCAAGAGGGTTGTAGCCTATATCTCCAAAAAAGGGCTGAAGTATTCGGTTACGCTGCGAGAGGTTTCCCTTTAAGAGCTGAAAAATATTTCCGAAAATCTGCAAAAACAGCTTGATATTACCGATAGGTAAGTTACGATACGAGCATCGGATATAACAAATGGAGGCCGAGTATATGGAAAGTTACAATCTCGCAACCCTGACGCACATTGTGCAATCGTGTGACAGAGAAAGAAGTCAAGCGGCTCTGGAAGAAATCAAAAGACGTGGATTCGATTATGAGGAACTGCATGAGCAGTTTAACGGATGAGAGGGAGTTTGATATGGCAGTTATGTGCGGAATATACGGAAAGACCGAACCGGAATATGTTGGATGCGTTCTGGATACCTACGAGCATAATGGATATAACGACTCTGATTGGTACGCCATTTGCTGGGATGAAGAGCAACAGAAGGTTACCCATGTCGAGTATGATACCACTCGTGCCGGTGGCGGCGGATACGCAAAGGTTGATGCAACCATGGATGTTATCCGGAAAGTGTACCGGTACTATAAGGAAATTGCCCGTAAATCGTTTGATTCAACTTGGAATCAGGAGCAGGCCAAGAAGATTCGCAGGGAAGATACCGTCCGCATCATCCGAGGCCGGAAAGTTAAGAAGGGAACGATTGGAAAAGTATTCTGGATTGGAAAGAGCTTCAACTACTATTCCGGTCGCGCAGAGGAACGGGTTGGCATCGAGGTCAACGGTGAGCGTGTCTTTCTTCCATTGGAGTATGTGGAAGTCGTTGATTGGGAAAGCCGTCTGATCACAGGAAAGGAACGAAAGAAGATAATCCGCAGTGCTGCTGTTAATTATTTACCCGCACGTTACCATTCGGTATTTGCAAGCTGATAACTAGGCTGAAAGAAAAAATATTAAAAAATCCGAAAAACAAGTTTGACATAGGAGGTAGGCAGTTTACGATACGCTTACCGAAAATACATAGAATCGAGGAATGCAAATGGAAAAGAAATATCCGTTCAGTGTTGAAAAACACGCACATGACATCGAGCTGTACCACAACCGGCTGTACAACACGTTGTACGAAATGGAGGTCGGCGAGATCCCAATGAACCGTGAGGAGTATGACCGGCTGTCAGACCTGTATTACGGGGAGCTTCAAGGGTTATACGACATGATGTTCCAGAGCCACGACGGAAGGGTTGTTTACCTGACAGGCAAACAAATCTGCCTTGCAAAAGAAATCGTTGCTTGGGCGGCAGAGGCACGGGCAAACAGTCTCTTAAAGGCTGGTAAGGGTCAGTACATCCAGTACCTGTGAAAGGAGGATAAAAATGTCAGGCAAAAAGGAACCCATGAGCTGGGATGATATTCGGAGAGAATTCGAGGCAATGAATGCAATGGTCTGCGTTCCAAAGGGAATGTCAAAGCTTCGAGCCGATTATATCGCCGATGAAGAAAAGTCTGTCAGGTGGAACCGGGAATTCGTTGAGCAGGAAAACAAGAAGTACCGTGATGAGGTTGCACGGCTCAACACGATGAAGAACAAAGCCAGAGATTCCATGAAGGAACACATCTACGAACGCATTCAGTTCGAAGTTGGACATCAGCTTTCTAGGAAGAAAGCAGAGGCTATTTTAAAAACGGCCTATGAGCGCTGCAGATCGTATGGATACTGTGAGCTGGAGTCAAATCTTTATGAGCTTATTGAGCTTGCATCCACGTTGCTTGCGGTGGACTGAAGAAAAGGAGGTACATGAAGTGAAACTCACAGGAGACACAATGGAAATGATGAAAGCGGAGGCAATCAGACGGATGAAGCTGCTGAAGCTTCACCAGAATGCCATCAAAGAGTTCGAGGCAGAAGATAAGCTGAATCTGTCACGCGGCGGTTTCTTATACTGGCTTAATGACGTCCAGAAAAAGATGATTGCTGATTTTGAGAAAAAAACCAGCTGCATCGCCTACCACTGCATCGAAAGCAATACATCGTTCGGGAGACTCCTATCTGTGCTGTACGTATCCAGTCATCAGGAAGAATGGGAGGACGATGTCCTGGACCTGAAGGAAGGATACCCGATGGCATACGTTTTTAACCTGGACGATGACATTTGCAGCGAGTTCGGAAGTATTGGCATCAGAAGCAGGTTCGGCGGACTCATAAGAACGGAGTGATATCGAAATGAAGAAAGAAAAGATAGTTGAGACTCGTGTCGTTTATGTGTCTTCAGACGGCAAACAGTTCGAGTACGAATGGGAATGCGAAAAGTATGAGACCGACCTTACGAAAAAAGAAGATGCACGAAAGACTGTTGAACAGCTGCCTTTCTTTACAGTTGCTGATCCGTTCCCTGATGTTGACCCAACTTACGTGTACTACTTTGTTCAGGATGATGCAGAATTGGCCGCTGTGAAGAGCACCTTATTCAACGAGGATGCCGTTGCGAACGACTATAAGCCTGAGAAGTATCCGCTTTGGATACGGTGTGCGTATGAAGATGATGGATACGGGTGGATAGAAAGTGCAGCTGACCATGTTACAGAAATTGAAGATTATCTTTACCGGTTGAATGACATGCTGCATGAGAAAACACCTGATAACTGGAGAATGGATGCAGTGAAGTATATGTCTTCTGGAACGCTCCCGGTTACATGATTCAGGCAATTTCTCACTGCGCGAATGCAATGAAGCAATAGACAGGAGGCCAAGACATGCCAAAAGTTGGCGATTTATCCAGTGTTGATCCAGAGAAAGAGTATAAGAGCAGATGCAATTCAGATGGATCGTGCTCTGGGTGCGGAGAGTGTTGCAGCGATTTCCTTCCGCTCTCCGATGATGAGGTGAAACGTATTCGGGCTTATGTGAAGAAGCATGGACTGAAACCACATCACAATTCCATTGCGTTGATGACTGGCGCAAATGACATTACTTGCCCGTTCCGCGACAACGAGAAAAGACTGTGTGATATCTATGCTATCCGCCCGGAAATTTGCCGGAGCTTTATCTGCTCGAAGACCTTCGATGAAGCTCAGAACGATAAGAAGCTCCTGGAAAAGCACAGGAATCCGTACTCAATGCGGTACGCGTTCTTTGGCGAATGCGATAATTCGGAAATGTTGGAGCAATGCATTTCGCTAATTGCTAGTTATTTTGCTGCCAATCGGCAAAGGTAAGGCGGTATATACCTTGCCAGAAACACTATCTGAAGGAGGTAGAAAGCTATGTTCACTGTGACAGAGAAAGCTACAGGAAAGAAATTCACCGTGTACGGTATGAATGGGCCAGCATTTCTGATTTACGACGAAATTGAAGACTGCTGGATGTACCGGCATATGAATGACTTTTTCCCCAATCAATGACGATGACAAGGAGACAACATGAAAAAGAAGTCAAAATTCAATAAGGTAAAACCCAAGAAGAGGCTGCGCGACAAATTTTGCGATCCAAGCAAATGCGAAGAATGTGTCTATATTGGAGAGGGTGATTTCCTTTGCACGAAATACAATGAGATCGTTTTGAGCGATTGGGAGCCAACGGACGATTTCTTGAAGTGCATTAAGGAGTGAACGAATGGAAGACACCAACATTGCAAAATGCCTTATGACGGGCGAACTTGTTGACAACTGCCTTAAAGAGCAGTGTATAGCTCGACCACTTTGCATTTTCTCCAATGCGATTGAAAACACGCTGCTTGATACCAGAAAAACCAATTTGGAGAAGTTGGTGGATGCCGACGTAGGCCGAAGAAGAGAGATGCTGATGGGATTCTTCTCGAAGTGGGCAGGAATCGGCGACAGCTATATCTATGATCTTACGAGAGTGAAAGAGGGATTTGCAGTCGGGACAGTAACGCTCGATGATTTTTCTGAGTGGGATGAAGAAAGGGTCGGGCAACTTGTTGATGAATTGCTTGAATGGATGATGAGGAGGTGGTGAAAGCATGAAAAAAGCAGTTTTGATTTCCATGAAACCGAAAAACGTAGAATTGGTTCTCAATGGATATGAAACGCTGGAGATTCGTAAAACCCGCCCACGACTGGAAACGCCGTTTAAGTGCTATATCTACTGCACTGCCGGGAACCTGAGCTACGAAGTTGATGGCGGGATGGTATGCAACGTGAGCGGCGGGAAACTGGTTGTCGGAGAGTTCATGTGCAATACGATCTTGCCGATACAAGTCGAATGCAGTTCCCCCGCAGCCCTTGGCGCTGGTATTGAAGTCACCGGCACTTGCCTTACGGACAGACAAATCCTTGAATACCTTGGAAATGGAAAGCAAGGGTATGCCTGGCACATTTCCAATTTGAAAATTTACAATACACCGAGGTCGCTCGATGATTTCAAGCCGTGGAACAGGGATTGCAAATATACCGATCTGGGGTTAGCGATTCCAAAGTGTGAGACGTGCCGCAGTTGCACCGTTAAAAAGCCACCCCAGATCTGGTTTTATGTGGAGGAATTGAAAAATGAATGAAAGAAATCTTGCTGCGGTCAGCATTAAGCATACGATTCTCCACTGGAAGTTCGGTATGCCGTGCTGGCTTTGGGGACACCGGACGAGAGATGACGAGGAACGCTCTTTTGGCGGCTATACGCAATACCCCAACAATGCGGAAGTTTATTCGCTCAAAGAGTGGCAGGAAAGCGGTTATGGTGCTGGCGACGTATGCAAAGTGGATGAGCCGGTGCAGATGTGTATTGGATTTTGCAAGAAATTCAAAAAGTATGACACCGTGCTTGTTCCGCTCGATCAGTACATCAACTATTGCAAATGCGCAGGCTTGCCACTGGACAAGCCGAAGGAGGGCAGATAATGACTGATGGTGGGGGCTGGCTTTACTTTGGATATGCGGTAACGGTGATTTTCTTCGGAATTATTGCCGCAATTTGCATCGATAATTAGGGGAATTGAAATGGGTGAATACATAAACCGCAACGAAATATTTTCGATTTGGAGAAGTATGCCAGAGCCTGCGTCGGTAGCAAGTTTGACAGCGGCGATAAATCGAACCCCCACCGTAAATGTGGATCCGGTGAGGCGTGGATCGTGGAAACCCGTATACGAGAGCGAGATAACTGGCTGGAACCCCGAATTTGCTGGGTGTGACCCCGTTGGCGGCTACGTTTGTTCAAACTGTAATTGCGAGGCGATATATAGCTGCAATGATGAGTATGTCTTGTCGAACTACTGCCCCAACTGTGGCTTCAAAATGAGAGCGGATGACGACAATAATGAGTTTGCGCCATTAGACGAAGATGGTGAGGATTATTGGGATGTTTGAACTCGGCAAAACCTTCTGGGTTGTTTATGAACACTGCTACCGTATAGATGGACAAGCAGCCCTGCATAAAGAATTCTGCGTGACTGAAGCTGAGCCGATGTCATTTATCTGTGGTCACTATGAAGAAATAAGTCTTCGATTTTTTCTACCAGATGGCGGTGAACGCATTGGATATGTCAGAATCAAACAGATTGGAATGCCCGGTGGCAACGTATTCTTGTCTGCCGAAGAAGCTGCAGCTGAGGCTGAGCGTAGAGCGGATAGATATGATTGCGCATTTAGTTTTTGCTCCGACACACAAATTCGCAGGACTTGAAAGCACCTGCTTCCCAAATAGAAAAAGGAGAATTTCAAATGGCAAGAGCAATCTTAATCAGTATCCGTCCTAAATGGACGGGAAGTATTCTCAGTGGTAAAAAGACGCTTGAGCTGAGAAAAAATCGCCCGAAGCTGAAAACACCTTTCAAGTGCTACATCTACGAAACAAAGGCGAGAACTGAAGCTGACAGAACAAGCGAGAAAGAAGCCGACGCAGGTAAAGTCTATGGCCGTGGGATGGTTGTTGCTGAGTTCATATGTGACGAAATCAAGCGTATTTCAATTCCATATCCTCCAACTCAAGCGGATTTGGATATGCCCATCTATGAGAACTCATGCCTTTCATATGAGCAGGTTCGGAGCTATTGCAAGGATAGCGATGCTTTCTTTTGGCACATTTCCAGCCTGAAAATCTACGATAGCCCAGAGCCGCTAAGCGAATTTGCAAGATTGCGGGAAACGAAATTTGGATATGAGCTATTACAACTTGATAGAGCACCACAGTCGTGGTGCTACGTTCCGGAAAAGAAGGAGGAAAACTGAATGGAATGGGAAACAGCCGATGGAATACGCGTTTGCGCCCGTGTCAATGGAGAGAACAAACTTCTCGAATATTGGAAAGGACGGCTTGGCCTGCAAGATTGGACAATCAAGCTCACAACGAATTGCCGAGCTTGTGATATGTTCCTTGAGAATTGTGCAGGGGCTACGGAGTGGACGGAGACCATTAAATCCGCACACATCAAGATTCTGGATCCAGATGAGTATGGCGACAGAATTGTTCCTTTCGACATGGAGAAAACGCTTGTACATGAACTTCTTCATCTGAAGTTCTGCCTGCTTGGTGAGAGTGGCAACGATTTGCAAGACAGATATGTACATCAGCTGATTGATGATATGGCAAGGGCGCTTGTCACGGCAAAGAGAGACGTAATCAAGGAGAATGACGTATGAAGACAAAGATCATAAAAATCAAAGGCGATTGGCAGGAAGTCGTAAATGACTGCCGTGCGACGGTTGGAAAAGAGCCTGTTGGGAAGGAGCCTTCGCATGAGTGGAAGCAGAAGATCCTGATTTCCGAGCACAGTCCCATCCGGGATATCTCCATAAAGTGGTTCTGGAAGCAGATGAAGCACTGGGTGTCGGTTCATTGGGTACGGCACAAATGGGAGTGCTTTGTTCGTACTCAGAGAAGTGACCGAACCGGCATTCCGAGGGACAAGTTGCCGCAGGATGAACCGCAGGACTTCACCGGAGAAGCAAATGTGCAGAATCTGATTGACACCATGCGGAAGAGACTTTGCTTCCAGGCGTCTGATGAAACAAGAGAATACGCCGAGGATCTGAAGACCGCCATCCATGACGTGCAGCCGGAGATCGCTGACGTGCTGGTTCCTAACTGCGTGTATCGTGCCGGTTGTCCAGAGCTTCTACAGCAGGGGAAAAAGTGCAAGTTCTTTGAAATCATGTGCTACAAGTACCCGAACGCTGCCAGCACCGATATTCAGAAACGCTACGATGCTTACAACAGGTATTTCTTTGGAACGCATAAAGAGAGCGACTGACCGGGAGAGACGGTATGAAGATTTGCTATTCAAATCCTGTAGAGAGGGGAAAGAACAGTGAGCGATGGTGAGATCATTCGGATACTGTATAGAGACGGATACCACTGTGCGGCACGAAGAATGGAAAAGCTTGTCCAAGAAAAAGAAGATCTCATGCTTCGTATTAGACTGATTGAAAACGAAAAAGGCACTGAAGTATATTTTAGATTTGACGACTTGGACGGAAAGGAGAAAACATGAAAGCGTGGGAAGTCAGAAATCCGAACGAGTGGACAGCGGCCATCGTTTTTGCTGAGACGCCCGGAAAAGCCAGAGTGTTGGCAATGCACACAGAAGCATGCGAAGACATGAACTTCTGTGATATCGAGGTACACCGTGAAAAGGCAGTGGATGAGTATTACACCCCCGGAAAGCGGGAGATGGATTGGCGTGACCCTGCGGACAGGTTAGTCATGGTTCGGGACCTTGGATTTGCTTGTTATCAATACGAATCGCCCTACCCAGATGAATGCCTACAGTGTCCTGCAAAAGAATACTGCGATTCATACAACAGGGAGGATTGGTAATGGCAGAACGCAAAATTACGATACGTTTTATTCTGAAAAGCGGTGCGCTTTTCGACATGAAGTGCGATGAATTCACGTTGGAACGGAATGGCCTAGGAGACTTCGCAGGCTATAAAGCCAAAGGAGTCGTACAGAATAAACTTATTTACATTGATGCTGACCAAGTGGCGGCAATTGTCCGATTGCTTTCAGACGAATATCAGGAGGAAGACAAATGAGACATGCAGGTGAGGCAAAACAGCATGACCACAGGACGCTGATTCAAAAGGTATTTGGATACTGTCCATCCTGTGGCAGATGGTTCCGAATGGTGAGAACGTATAGACAGAACACGGCATATGCGGACGATGAAAAGAACTTCTTCACCGGATGTAAGCCATGCATGGAGGAGAATGACCGGTACTGGGACGAAATGTGGAAGGATTATTACAGCTCGTGCTTATAACAGTTTAGGAGGATATGAGAAATGGATGATTATATAAGTCGCAAGGCGGCACGGGAAGCATTTGAAAATGCAGATGCGGATGTATGTGAAAGCTACCCGGACGGAGCCTGCGATTGGGGCTTTGGGATGAAAAACATTCAGGAAGTGATAGATGGAATTCCCGCCGCCGACGTGGAGTCGGTGCGGCGTGGGCGGTGGGAGGAGTATATCCACTCTCGCTACTGCGGAATTGATGAATACGGTGAGCCGATATACAGAGATGTAATCGTCTACTACTGTTCTAACCCGAAATGTCGTAGAAAAACCGTGATTAAAGAAAACTACTGCCCCAGCTGCGGCAGCAAAATGGATTTGGAGGAATAATCATGGATTTGTTTATGAAAACATCAATTTTTGGAGCTGCGTTAGCGGACGTTTACAAAGATGAGGAAGATCGTGAGCTACCGGCACTCCCAAAGATGGATTTGGGCGGCGATTTCACGGAGGATTTAACCGCTATGCTGTTCGCAATGCGCGTTGTTGCGGGGCGAATTACCCATAATAATTGGGATATTTTGGAATTTACACACGTTTTGAACACGCTCGCTGTTCAGCACCTCTTGGAGGATAAGGAGGATAAGGGTGATGACGATTGACCGAGCAATTGAAATTCTTGACCCGGAACACCGGGAGCATTACGACGGCATGGACGAGGTGAACGAAGCCTGCCGGATGGGCATGGAGGCGTTGGAGCGGACTAAGTGGATTCCGTGCAGTGAGAGACCGCCGGAGGAACTTGAGCCTGTAAATGTGGTGTGGGTAAATCACAACCCAGCGCCGTACTACCGGTACACGAAGGACGTTCCGCAAAAAGCGACTGCTGTCTATTACAGGGAGGCTTGGTATTGGTGGTCGTGTGTTTGCGAAGATTTGCTTGCAGAGTACGGCACGAACGAAGCGGATCGGGTGGATGATGCTATTGAAATCACCCACTGGATGCCGCTGCCTGAACCGCCGGAGGAGGTGTTCCCTTGTTGACCATGCAAACCAAAATGGACGGATTTCCCCAGGAAACCATTGAGAAGCCAGAACCGGCTGTGATTCCATTACCATGTAACGGAAATTTAAGTCTCGGACAAGCCGCTGAAATTTTTAAATATCGGCTGGACGATAAAACAGTCCCGATCTGGGCAAAAGTCATAGCCATTGAAAAGATTTCAGCCCTTGAAACGCTGAACGGCGTTACGAAAGATGAACTGCAACACGCTATTAGATGGATTTTTGAATATTATCAATTCGAAGTTTAGGAGGGTGAGAAAATGAGTGAAAGACAAGAACACCGTCAGCGCCTTAAACTAGGGCAACGCCGCACAATTGCGTCTGCGAGTCTCAGCCGTCTTTTTGCTCCACTTCCGCAGTTCCGAAAATGGGAAATACATACAGTATTCCTCCATTTTCGGAACTTTGAATTGGAACATAAATCCTGACTGAGACTTCTTGCCGAATTGTGCGGTGCTGCCCTAGAATTGCTTACGCCGCCACTATTGAGCGGTGGGCGAAGAATTAGCCGTCACGCATTCGGTTCTTCGCTGTCAGACGCTGGCTGAAAGAGATGCCGAGGAAGGAGAATTTTTATGAGGGTGATTGATGCAGACGGGCTTCGCCGCAGAATTGTAGCATTTTGTACAGGATGTAGCACCACATATTTGACAGTGGAAAACATTGTGATGATGATAAATCAGGCTGATACCGTGGATGCCGTCCCCGCGGTAAGGTGCCGGGACTGTGTATACGCACAGTCGGCCAAGATAAACAAAAAGGGCTTTCTCATTTGCCCAGCGTCCCGCATGGAGATTACGGACGACGACTTTTGCAGCTACGGCGAAAAAAGAAGTGAACCGCCAGTACAACATAGACCAGAATTGGAAGGAGGTATTACATGAGCTACAGAATTCGCTTCAAGGTTAAGGCCGAAGGTGTGAATGCCTATCTGGAAGTCGGTTGCTGCGATGCAAATATCACGTGGAATGTGCGAAGGATCATTGAGTTGTCAACGGGATTGCCGTGGAAGAATGAAGCCAATAACGGGCTTTGCGTGGATGTCATTCCCAAAATCTGGGAGGGAAGGGACAAGCTGATTGCCCACCCGGAGGAATACCTTCAATACGAAGATCCGGATGGATGGGGGACAGTCAAAGGGACAATCAATTTCTTTGAAAACATCTGCCAAGCATGGGATAAATTCAGGCGGGATTTTGAAGAATTGGTTCCTGTGGCTACGTTCTGGATTGAATAAGAATACTGAACAATCCATCGTTAAGCACAACGGAGCAAGGAGATAAGAATGAAAGTTTATAAGAACCCGTGGGTATCCAGAGAAAGCTATTTTGTTCGAACAGGAGCGGCATCGTCAAGAAAAATGGAGTCGAGCAAGAGCGCCGGCTTTTCTGTTGAATTCTGGGATGGTCAATGGAAGGTACGTAAGGCCACATATTACGACAAGGATATTGCCGAGATGCCGGTAGTAGCGCAGAACAGGGTATCAATCGAAAAGGTTATCGAACGAGCTACATTGAAGGCTATTCTGGATTCAGTCTGCGAAGCGAATTGAGGTGAAAGAGAATGCGTGAATGGTGTATGGCTCACCCGTGGATGACATTGTTTCTGGTATTTATCGCGCTTGTCGTAGTTAACAACGTCCTTGTCAATGTTTGTGGACTCATAGACGACATCTGCGACAAAAGATACCGCCTGAAACTCTTGGAGAAGGACGATACGGATGAGTGACAAGAATCGCCTCTTAGATATTTTGAGCAATCCAGTGTATTGTGATGATCCGCTTATGTCTGCACTTGGCTATCTGCTGGAAAACGACGTGATACCAGTTGTTCGTTGCCGTAGATGTCAGTTCTGGAATGAGGAAACTGGGTGGTGCGACATACACTCGCATTTCGTTGACCGCAATGGTGAGGCTTGTCATCCTGACGAAAGTTGCGATTGGAAGATGTTTGACAAAAACTACTTTTGCGCGGATGGGAAGCCAAAGGATGAAGGCTGTGACCTCTGCACTGATGTGGAAACTGATACCATGTATCAGATGAACTCAACGGCCAGCTGCTTCTATAGCGAAAACGGATAATGGCGGAGTTACTGCTGGCAATATGAGAAGTGGAGAAAATGGATCCCCTCCCCTGCGGCTGGAGGGGAGGGGATGAATTATACTACAAACCTGTACGGATCAAGTTTTAGCGCCCTGCAAACAGAAAGGCCGATTCTCAGGCTTGTTCCTGATATGGAACGCTCGCCGGATTCCAGCCGCTGGTATTGACGCAGATTTATTCCTGCTGCCTTTGCGACTTGGAGCTGTGTCATACCTAGTTGTTCTCGCCTTCGATGAAGGGTAGCGCTGGACGGTTCGAGAGTGATCCATTCTTCTCCGTCCTCGAATACATGCGCTCTTTCAAATTCGTAGTCGTCATTGTACATTGTAATACCTCCTTACGTCCAAATGGTCGTACTCACAAGTACAGAATACGATACGAATAGTCAGAAGTCAACATGAAATATCTCACAAAAATCGGAGTGATAATATGGCAACTGTGAAATGTAAACTCGGTAAAAGACGATTGCCGACACACGAATGGTTTGATGGCGTTAAAGATAGAATTTACTGCTGCGGATATATAGACTGCGAGACAGACGAACTCCTTGAAGACTGCCGATCCTGCCCCGACCATGTATCCCATGCTCAAGCTGATCTGGACGCTTTCAATGCGGAAAGGCGGAGTAATGGCGGTTAGAAAGATCGAACTGATGCATGAGCTATTTGGCAAAAGGCCGGATGCGAGGTGCAAAGAATGCAGCAACCTGCTGCGCTTCTTGTATAGGACTAAATCTTATCGAAAGTGTGCGGTCTACGGAGCCACGCATACAGATGCAACAGATTGGTGCATCAGTTATCCCGCGTGCGGGATGTTCTGCAAGGAATACTCTGGGCGGAACATTGTGGGGCTTGTTCATCCCGATAAGAAGGAACCAGAGCCACCACTTGATGGACAGATTGATATGTTCGGAGATAATGCAGATGAAACTTAGAGATGCGCCGGTTGGCCTGTTCTATTCAGCAGATGGAGAACTGTGCTTAAAAACGGCATACAGTTACCCATGGGGAATGGACGCATATGTTGTCAGGACAGGGGAGGTTTTCTGGGGTACAGCCGTAAATGCTGATGAAAGAGGAAACCTCGATGTTACTCCAGTCCCTATTGATACGATAAAAGCTGAAAATAGAAGGAAAAAACAAAGAAAATATTACAGGATGTGCGGAGTGTGCGGCTGGAGATTTGAACAATCTATGATGATTAGAACAAATAAGTCTCCAAACGGGTGGATGTGCAAGATATGTTCCAGCAAATCTTGGATTACGCCTGTAAGAAGATAAAGAACCGAGGGGAAAATGAATGAGCAAGAAGACATTGAGGTGTCACGCAAAAAACGGATTCAACGCATCGTATGGAAAAGACAGACAGAGTGAGCTGCGGTTCAAAAGACAGAATGCAATGAATGCTGTAAGGACACACACTGACCTGAGTCGTGTTTTTGGCGGTGCCGACAGAGGATGCCTCCAAGATGCTATTACAGCAAAGAGAAAGTGAGGTCGGAAACATTTATGAACTCGGCAAATTATTGCCATGGCTGTATTTATCGCCAACGAAACGATTCTTCGTGCAACTACATTTTCATGGAAGGGCATTCCAGAGGATGTCCGCCCGGAAAAGGGTGTACCAAAAAAGAAGTGAGTTGGAGGAGAAAGAAAAAAATACCGCTACGCATCAACCAAAATCCAAAGAATAACGAAGTGGCGGCTGGGAAGCGGACAGGCGGTGCAAGAATTAGTGAAGAAGAGACTGAAAGACGGTTGGCGCTGTATAGGGCCGGACTCAGCGATAAAGACGTTGCTATAGCAACTGGCGTTTCCAAGGGGACTATCGCAAAATGGAGACAAGCGAAGAACTTGCCGGCTAATTTCGATAACGCTCATAGGAGAATCAATCATCCGGATTGCGAATGACAAAACGGACTCGCATAGCGGTCAGTTTGAACCCATATGCCTGTCCCCTGAAAAACCAAACATTTTGACCCATTTTAAGACCTATTCTTCGACTATGGAGAATAGGTCTTACTTTTTTGCTCAGATATAGAACGAATTCCAGAAAAGTCGGCAACCAACCACTCATTTGAATCAAGATATGATGTAATAGGCAACGTGAAAACACGGGAAAATCAAAACTTTTAGAGGTCGGCTTTTTGGAATTTTTGACATAATGCGTGGATAGGTGCAACCTCTCTTGAGCATATAGAAGCCACAATGTCATACAGCGCTTAAACCTTACTCATCGCAAATTATCCACGGCGTTATAGCTAGAGAGCAAATAATTGTCGGCAAGAATCGTTAACTGATAAACAGATAACTTTATGACTGAAAATTACCAAACGGAATTATAACATTATAAAATGAAGATAAATAAAAAATATTTTGAAAATCCGCAATTTATGCTTGACATAGGAGATAGGTGTGCTACGATAGAGCCACGATAAATCAATACCAAACACCATGACTGGCCGACAGGCAGGAGGAAACGGAAATGAAATACGTTCTCTACATCGATTACAGAGCATCCTACAAGCCTATGTACAGTGAATATCGTCCCATGAATGCAAAGACTATGGCCGAAGCGGTTATTGAGGCGGATGCAACCCATGATTCCGAAACGATGTACCTTATCCAGATCATGGAGAAAACCGGAAAGGTTGAAAAAGTCGGTGGTGGCGTTAGGGCTCAGACTTACAAGGCAATCATGGAAAAGCGTTCCACAAAATGGGCTGCAAGGGAGCAGGCGCACAGCGTGAAGCACTTCACCGCTAAGTTTGCTGATTGGTTTGAAATCGTATAAAGACAAAAGCAACGGTCACGGAGATCTGTTTGAAACCAGAAAAATTACAGTAAGCAATTTAACGACGCAAGACAAGGAGAAGGAGCTATGACAAAGGAAAACGCAACTCAGATTATCAAGGATTACAAGGATGATACGGCCTACTTTGACGGCAGTATGACTGCTCTGGAAATGCAGGAGATGTTGAGAACTCGCTTTGGATTTGGACTCGCGGAGTCTCTGGTCATCACGGCAGCTCTGGTAAAGGCTGGTGCAAACCTGAAATGACTAAAGCGAATGAAATCGCCAAGTATGGCGAACCGTATTGCCCGAACTACCGTTGCAGCGATTGCGGACAAACGAGGCCATGTAAGAGAAGAATCGATTGGAATGTGGTGAAGAGGACGCACCCGTTCTTCACGAGATTTACGGATTCGTTTCCATGCAGCGACTTTTTCCCTTCCGCAATCCACGTCTTTGACCTGAAAAACTACTGGACGAATTTTGAAAGCTGGTATACCGATTACCTGCTTGAGTGGCAGAACGGAAAGAGCAGAGAAGTGTTCGAGAGGCAGCCGATAGGGTTCTATCTGAACGATGACGAGTCCGCCTGGTATCATGCAAGACTTGGCGATTGGATCAACGGCACTTTGTTCGACGGAGATGTGCTGAAGGCGTACCAGAAGCAATACTATAAGCGGGTAAGAAAGCCATGGGGATATGAGCTGGTCACGGAGCCTATTTCCGGCGTGAAAATCACAAGAGTGGGGGAAAGTGCCGACAAGAGTGAAAAATGACACCCCGAAAAATATTTCCGGAATTCCGATTTCTTTGCTTGACATAGGTTATAGGTAGTTTACGATACGAGCATCGGAAAACAATACATACATGGAGGAAATGATATGACATTCGGGCAAATCAGAAATGAGCTTAGGGAAATGGCCGAGAAGGAGGCGATGAAGCTCTTTCGGCTCGCAAGGAGAGCTGTTGAACACTCGTGCAGCCGAGAACTTGTGGCTGGAATCAGGGACGAAGCATACGAACTTCACACCATTTCGTGCTACGACACTGGAAGACTTATTGGGTTTGAATTTGAATACACGCACAAGTATGCGTTTAAGTGGTAAAGGAGAATGCAATATGAAAGTACATACCGCAAAGACGATTGCCGTCCCGTTTGAGAGCTGGTTCTTCCTGAAGGAAGAACAGCACAGGCAGAGAAGTGAAACTGGAAAGCGGCTGGACAAAAAGAGATGGAGGACCCTGTTCGACGGCGATGCTATTCGGTCATGCCCTATGAAGGGCTGTAAGCTCCTGAGTGATGGAGACTTCGGAGGATGCAATGGAAGTCCGGTTCACGCTTGGGAGGAACACAGATGGACGAGCTGGACGCTCGATGATATGAAGGCGATGCTCGACAGAGCTGGCCTTCCGTGGAAAGATGGCGAATGCATTGAATGCATTGATGTCACACTGTAAGGAGCGGATGATTGAATGAAGTACAAGTACATTACCACTCAACTGCTCAGGAATGGCGTAATTGGCCTTGACAAATGGAGCAAGGAGGAATTTGTTCTTGTCTGTATGGATGAATTCTCGGTTTGCAAGCGAACCGCCGAGAGGGTGTATGACGAATACCACAGGCTTGTGGGATCCCCCGACAATGGAGGAAGGGATGTTTGTACTTAGAAACATCTTTGGAATGATTCATACCTTTGATGATATCGATACCGCGCTTGAAGCGTATGAGGAAGAACGACGACTTTTCCAGTATTGCAGGTTGTATAACGTGATTACCGGAGAAGTGATTGCAGATTCTTATTGCGAAACTTGGGAGGGCTGCGTATGAAATACCTGACGGATCGCCAGCAGATTGCTGTGGCGATGAACTTTGGCAAGTATCCCGTTCTGCATATTGACCGTGAAACTCCGGAAGAAGGGTATAAGGACTACTTTGTAGGAGATCAGGTGAAGGTGCTCACGCCAAGGGGTGGATATCCGGATATGTACTGCACAGGTAAACTGTACTGGGAGTATGGAAGATACGGGGTTCTAACTGATGGAACGGTGCTCTCCGGCAGCTTCGGGTACTCTGACGTCATGAGAATGCTGAAGAATGCCCAAGCTCCGGTTATCAAAGCTGGGCAGAAGGTAATCGTTGTTGAGGATTTTCCGATTGCAAGGAAGGTTGCGGTTCATATGATGAAGGTCAGCGACAGAGTTGACGGATTTGTTTATCCTTGCTGCACCTTGGAAGAAATCGAGGAATGAACCATGAAGATTTCTGGATATAAAGGGATCTATGTTCTTACCGAGACGAAGAACGGGATAACTTCAACACTGGCAAGTTGCAACAGCCGAGAGCTTTTGGAAGAAATAAAGGTGCGGCTTCAGCGAGAAGCTGATAGAGGAAAGCCTGACGTATCACGGTATACCGTTAGATGCCCTGGCATCTCACTATAAGCCTGGAAAACGGAAACCAGCACCAGGACATACATTTTACCAAGGAGTAAAAAAGCCCGGAAATGGGCAAATATGAGCCTCATAGCGCACTCGATTTACCGAATGGTAAAATACAAATGCTAAAGTGGAAAAGACTTGGATTATCCGCTGGAACATCCGCCGGAAAATCTCACGGATTTCCATGCGTAACCGTAACCATAACCGTAACCGTAACCTTAAACGTAAATAAGAATATAGGAGATGTTTGAATGAAAACGAAGATGTTGAAGAAGCAGGCGCGAATTCAGGCACTTTCTGATGTGCCTACCTCCGAACTGATAGAAGAACTTTGGGGCCGGAGCGATGTGATCGGAGCACAGATTTGGCGGACGGAGGACGTGCTGATCGCTTTTGAAGAGCGCGGAATTCAGAATCCCGATCCGGCTGTCGTTAAAGAGGCAAGTACAAGTGCGAGGAAAAATCTGGAGAATTGCGAGCGGGGGTGGGCGGTTCTCGAATCAGCTGTAGAAAGCGCGATTGAAAAAGTGTTGAGGTAATACGATGGACATGGTTGAGAAGCTAGTTGAGACGGCGGAAAGTCTTGGATGGATAGTGAGATTGGAAACGCAGGCGAATGCGGACGGAGACGAAGAACGGAACGCTATGTTTGAGATATGTTCGCCAGCTGGAGAGGACTTCCTGTTTGAATTTTACTTTAATGGTGCGTCGGAATTCGTTTGTAAAGTTCGTGAAGAATCCAATGACTTTGACCCAGACCAGCACGTTGAAGATCTCATTATTGCGAAGCACAATGGCTTTGAGGGCGTTCCAAGAGCGTCTGTGCTTGTAGAGGATTCTGAATGGATTGACGAGATGCTTTTGGAGCTTTCGGAACGCCTTATCGACGCCTACACCGAAATGAACCGGGAGGATGAAAATGAAGAAGAATGAGCTTAATGAGAAGATTGCATTTGGAACCCCGCTTGGGCAGCTCTTTGAGTTTTCGCCCGGTCAGGACTGTGAAATTTTTAAGGCTGACCATTTTGAACCGACTGACGAGATCCTGTACATCCCGGATCTTGCGTTGAACAACATTGATGAGTACGTTGATTACATCGACGAATATGAAGCGGCGTGGATCACGCAAAATATTCTTGACTGCTGTTACACAGGAAACGATTTTATCGATCTGTGCGATGGGAACGTTGAAAAGGCAGTACGGCTGTTCTGGTATTGCGACTGGCAGCATCCAAGCAGCGCGTTGAATGAAATCGATGACGATGAAGAGGAAACGTCAGAAAAAAAGCCGGTCGTAGTCAGAACCAACGGAGATGGGTACTTGACGGCCGATGGAGAGATAGCGGTTTTCAGTGATGAGCCTCAAGCCCAGTGCTATATGAAACGGCTGAAGCGGAAGGGCGTAAAAGTGAAATGCAGAGGATACTCGTACAGCATTGGAATCTGCAAGAAATGCGGAAGCCCTCTGTTCCCGTCGGATCTGGAGGAAAGAGGGTATGTGTCTCAGTGCTTCAGCTGCGACGAGGATTTCTATGGATTTGAACAAAAAACAGAAGGCTGTTAATCCATTAATTCATGCAGAATAAGGTATGGCTCCATAGGGCTGCCTTATGGATGCGGCTGGTAGAAAATCTGACTTTTCACAAGAAAAAGTGGCAAGATTCCACATAAAATGATAGAATCTTGCCACAAAAAATTTTTATGGAAATCCGATATTTTTGCTTGACCTAGGAGGTAGGTCTGCTACGATACGAGCATCGGGGAAAAATCCCCGGTAATAAACACCAATGGACAGGATGAGGTGCAACAATGGAAGATGATGTTATGACCGCAAAAGAAATGGCCCGGTTAGCCGACTGGTTAAAAGCCCATGGACACTCCGACGAAGAGGCAATCGAATGCCTGAAGTACATAGCCGGAGAAACAATTCCGCGTGAGAAAGGCAAAGAAAAAGGTCACGCTCCCAATCCCAACGACAGCGTGACCTAACCCCAAACGGGAGCATCAGCAAGTGTCCTGTCCTTAGCTGGTGCTCCCCCATGGTAACACAATGACAGGAAAAAGTCAATGGAGGAAAGCGCTATGAAAATGGGAATTACAAAAAATGAAGATGCCGTTCGGAGATTTGCTGCCCTGATCAGATTTGAAATTGCCGGATGCCTGAGACGTGTACCGGACGTGTATTACGGCCTTGACAATAAGTGGCACGACCCCGCTTGGGTTGATGAAGCCGGGAACAAATACCGTGGAAGTTACAATGGAGGCAGCATTTCTAGCACGACAGTAAGTGGTGCTGTCATCGTTGGCTGATAAGTGCGAAATTGGAGGTAAATATGAGCGACAGAGTTTTTGCTGAAATCGAATCTGAGAAGGGGTTTTACATCGGCGATATCTGCTATGCAATGCAGGACAAGTTGTATGATGGAATCTGGTGCGGAAAGCATCATTGCGAGGACGGATGCTTTGAAATCCCCGGAAGTATGCTGTGGTTTGCGGTTGGCGGAACTGCATATGGTGATGGAGCATACGAGGGATCTAACGGGCTTGTGTTTCCGGTGGATGCTGGGGTTATTGGCGTTTTACCGCTCGAACTGTGCAAGGAGAACCGAGACGAGTACAGCGATTGCGGCATCATAATCGATGAGTCAGGAACTGTCACATTTGAATCCGAGGACGGCGTGTTTGAGATTGAACTGCCCGATGGAAATAGATTCACCATAGATACGAAATATGAAGATGAGGAAGATGCTGACAGCTGGTTGGAGGAAGACGATGAGTGACGGATGGGTGAAATGGTTTCAATGGGAACAGGGCCGACTGATTAACTACGGTCAGATGCGGAAATGTGAGGTCGCAGGTTTCCTGAAGGAATTTGAAGCCGAGGCTGCAAAAGTCCTGAAAAGAAGCGGCGCAGATCTCGTCGTGTATGGCGTAGAAAGCTTCGATGAAAACGGGGAGACCAGCAAGGTTACGTTCTACATGGAACCGATGACAGATGAGCAGCTTGAAAACGATGCCCGCCTGAATAACTGTATAATATATGCGCTTCATGCCAGAAAGTGAAATAGGTGACACAGAGTGGAAGACGCGAAAGTTGAAAGAATAAGAGAAATTGCAGTGGATTGCCTGAGTGGTACATGGCTCCGGGATAATGGGGATGGAACATTTACCTGTGAACTTTTTGCAGATTACCGTGACGAAATGTCCAACGAGACTGCAATCAAAATCATAACGAACCCAGATCCGCTGGCCTATTTCCATGAAAGGCTGAGCGATTGGTATTTTGACCCTGAATACTGCACAAGGGAAGAACTGAGAGAAAAGGTGTCTGATGCGCTCAGAAATTCCGGAGAGTTCTCAGATGAAGAAGTATCTGACCTCGATGAGTACCTGGATGAACTTATTTATGAGCTCGTTTTCTTTGAGTATCCGGAAGATCATTACATGAAGCAAGAGTTTTTGGTGGATATCATGGTTGACACCGGAGACGGAAACTGTGATTACACGCTGAACTCCGTTTTTCCGTGCTATGCAGGGGAAGAAGGGGAAACAATCAACAGCAAAGCATCTATCGTCTGGCTTTGTAAAAAACAGGGATACGGTAAGTTGGAAATGAGGAGGGAACTCGAAAAAGGCGATATTTCTGAGCCAGAAGGATTCCTGCAATCTCTGCGGCAGGAACTGGCAAATCTTTCGTCACATATGTCTATCCTCACGTTTCTTGTAAAAATGAGCCTTGAGGAACTGATTGAGTTGAACAAGGGTATTCGGCTTCAGGAGCGGAATGGACACTTTTATGATGCTACGAAGATTCCGTACTGCGGATATATTGTGCTGGACAAACGCACAGAAACTGGCCTGTATGACCCGTGGAGTGGTGGTGGCAGCGTCTTTGAAATCCAACTTGAGAAAGATGTGCGTCTGCCAATCAGGTTTATCCGCTCTGCTCTGCCGGACGGGGGAGATGGAAGATATTCTGTCGAAAGCGTGTATGGTATGTGCCATTCCGTATGGAGATCTGAAATGGTGAAAGAAATCCATCTGCCTAAAAATGCTTGAAGGAGTAAATAAAATGAGCTACATGGGAGTTGGTTATAGCGGATATGACGTGTGCAGATGCCCTAAATGTGGCCGCCTGATGTTCAATGGCCGGTATGAAGACCTTAAAATGTTTGAAGGAGTAAACAAAATGAGCTACATGGGAGTTGGTTATAGCGGATATGACGTGCGCAGATGCCCTAAATGTGGCAGATTGTACGTACCACTGGCATCCGCTAGAGGAAGATGAAAACGTGGAATACAAGGATGACAATGATGATGAACGGTGATTGGATGTTAGCGTCTAAATGCCCACACTGCGGAGGCCGTATGACGGTAAGCGTTTTCTACAGCTACTCACGAGATTACATTATTGGCCGAAATGGTCAACCGAACATGAGAAGCAAAAAATCGTGCGATGGGCCGATGGACGCTTATGTTGTAAGATGCAATTGGTGCAATAGTACATGGGATGAAGAGGACACGAATATCACAGAACGTGGTATCTTTATCCGAGGGAAAGGATGCAGGGGGACAAGATGAAAGCAATTTATAAAGGACTTGGAACAAAGAATATGGCGAACCTTGCCAAAGGCAAGGAATACCACGTCCGGCTCAGCACAGGCTATCAGAACGGACGGCATGTCATCCGCTTGACCTTGGATGATGACAGCAAGTGTGCCTATTCATCTGTGCAGGTGCTTATGAAGGACTGGGGAATCGTTGAGGAAGAACCACCTGCGTTTATGGAAACGCTGGCTGCCAGAGATGCCAGAATTGAAGATCTGTGGCATATGTTTGGCGACATTCCGATGGATCCCGAGACAGAAACAATGGAAGAAGATTTTCTTATATTCCCGGCAGGGACGCACCGGGAAGAAATCTGGCACTGGTTTGATGAAAGATATAGCAAAGGGGTCTATGGACTAATGTTTAAGGAGTGACAGTAAATATGTTTGAACTTGAGGGAAAATATGGAACCGCAAAGGTGTTCACAGACGATGTAGACCAGAAGGCGATTGCGCAGGTGATTGATCTGCTGAATCAGCCATATGCTGCCGGAAGCAAGATTCGAATGATGCCTGACATTCATGCCGGTGCTGGTTGTACTATCGGCACGACCATGACAATCACCGATAGGGTGTGTCCAAACCTTGTTGGTGTTGACATTGGCTGCGGTATGTATGTCGTCAAGATTAGCGGAAGCATAGACCCGGAGCGGCTTGACACTGTTATCCGAAAGAGTGTCCCGGCGGGGTTTGCAATTCACCCCGAAGAATCCCAATATGCCAGACTGTTTGACTTCGGTAATCTGCGCTGCAAAGACCATGTTGATGCAGCCAGAGCAAAAAGAAGCATTGGGACACTCGGCGGAGGAAATCATTTCATAGAAGCGGATAGGGATGATGCTGGAAACACATACATTGTTGTCCATTCCGGCAGCCGTCATTTGGGTGTTGAGGTTGCAAATTACTATCAAAATGCCGGATTTGAAAAAATGCAAGCTGCTTCTAAGGACAAGCTTGCAGAGACAATCTCCATGCTGAAGAATGAAGGAAGGTATTCTGAAATTGAAGAGGCGTGTCTGGCGTTCAAGCAAAATCGAAGGAAGATTTCAAAAGAACTGGCCTATGTAGATGGTGAGTTGTTGCAGGACTACCTACACGACATGGCTTTCGTGCAGATGTTTGCAAGTGTGAATCGACTGTGGATTGTGGGTGCAATTCTGGCGGGGATGAACCTTGACGCTGAGGAAGCGTTTGAGACCATCCACAATTACGTTGATATGAGTGATGGAATCCTTCGGAAAGGGGCGGTTTCTGCAAAGATTGGTGAAAAGCTGATTATCCCGCTCAATATGCGGGATGGAAGTTTGATTTGCATTGGCAAAGGAAATGAAGACTGGAATTGTTCTGCACCACACGGTGCTGGCAGATTGTTCAGCCGATCTGAGGCAAAAGAGCGGTTTTCGGTAGATGAATTCAAGGATCAGATGAAGGGAATCTATTCCACCTCAATCGGACAAAGCACTTTGGATGAATGCCCCATGGCATACAAATCAATGCAGAGCATTGTTGATAATATCGGGCCAGCGGTTGAGATCCAGAATGTTATTCGACCGTTTTATAATTTCAAGGCCGGAGACTAGAACGAAGGTGAAAAACGATGAATGGGATTATGGCAGAGAAGCTTTGCGAGAAGCTATGCCTGGAAGAGAAATATGCGGTTGTCTATGACCACTGCCTTGAGAAATTTGTGTTCCATGGATATGGGAAGGATGCGATGTCTTCGAAATACAGGAACAGGATTGCACTGAATATAGGAATAGGGCAGCCAAACGAAGCGGTTACGATTACGATTTGACTGGAGCGGAACTGCGATGATACTGAAGCCACAAGAGAGCGTATTTAAGGGAAGTGACTGGTGTGTACCACATAGATGCCCATGTCTGACCTGCGAACTGTGGAACAGTATAGAACTAGAACCGGATTGCGCCTGTCGGCCCTGCACACAGCATGGCCTTCAACGCCCCGAAGACGTCTGCTGCTGGAAGACATATGAAGATCTGAGGGCATTTGATAGGAAGACAATGCGGTTTATTGCCAGCAAAAAGCAAATGATGGAGGTAGCTGAAAATGGCAAAGACTAAAAGACTTGTAAGATTCAGAAAAAATTCTGGGGGGTGGACATATTGAATTGCACTGAAATTAAACGGGGAGATATATTCTATATTGGCCCACATGAGCCTTGCGGCTCTGAACAGGGCGGAGGCAGACCTGCTGTCGTAGTTTCCAACGATATGTGCAATCGCTATTCTCCGGTGATTACCGTTGTGTTCTTGACTACCAGAGAAAAGAAGGATCTCCCGACCCACGTCCAGATCAAATCTTCCAGATATGACAGCACTGCACTTTGCGAACAGGTCGAGTCTGTCTCGAAAGAGAGACTTGGGAACTACATGGCAAGCTGTACGAAAAACGAGATGTCGGAAATTGACCGGGCGATTGCTGTTGCACTCGACCTGAACCCGAAGAATGAGGAGGCTCCGAAAGAGACTGCTGGTACGGATGAGAATAACATTGCAATGAGAGCAGAGCGGGACGTATACAAGCAGCTGTATGAGAAGCTGATTGCTTCGTTGCTGAAATGAAAATGGCTGCTTCTTTTGGTGATTTTGAAGAAAACCAAAAGAAATCTTGATTTATTCGGAACGGTCGTATATAATTCGGTGTATAGTCAAACGAAAGGAAGTGTAGGCGTGACCGCAAAAGATGCAATTACAGCAGCCCTGAAAAGCGCTGGAATGACGCAGGCAGAAGCCGCACACGCGATTGGTCTTACACCGAGACAGCTAAGCCAGAGACTTGTAAGTGGTACGCTCCGTGCTGACAAGTTCCTGGAGCTTCTTGATGAGATCGGCGTGGATATCGAATTCATTGCGAGAAGTTCCGGAGAACATATCACTGCACGGGTAAAAGGATATGGCCGGAGAGTTAAGCAGATGGTCAATTCTGTTATTTACGACACGGCTAACGCCGATGCAATTTCCAACAATTTCTATGCGGACGGCGTCAATGAGTATATTGACGGACAGGCCATGGAGTTGTACATCGGAAATGATGGGCAGTATTTCTTCGCACAGTACAGCAATTACGAAGGTGTGAAGGATAGAATCATTCCGGTCTCCGATAAAGACGCTGCTGCCTTTATAGAGAAATACGGGACCGAACTTCACAGAAAGCCAGCATAACAATGAAAAAGTGCAGCTCCCCTTGGTGAAAAGCCAAGGGGAGCTACTTTTATACTTTCTGTACAAAACAAGGACGTTTATATTGACAAATCAGTACCACGGCTGTTTTTGAGGATCAAGAATATAAATAATCAACTTGTCTAAAAGGGCTGTATGGGAGAACTATGAAGCTCAAATTGATGCTCGTCGAAGAATCAATTCAATAATTGCGCCTAATGAAAAATTTTTGAAAAATCCGAAAAAAATACTTGACATTACCGAAGGGCAAGATTACGATACGAGTACGATAAAAATTACCGAATGGTAAGCACAATCGGAAAATGGAGGACGCAAAATGAGCAAGTATGACAGTATAGTAACAGCAGCTGAATTGATAAAAGAGGTTCAGCTACACGGCCTGAGCATGGATATTGATGATCTGAACCGTGCGGCTGACATCTTTGGACGCAGCCCTGTTAAGGAGCTGGTGACGCTGGCGAACGACATCGGTAGGAACAACGACGATGGAGAGCCTGACCCGAAGGGGAGCTGGAGCAGTGACCGCCGGCCAACACGGGACACATTCTATTTCATTGCCAAGTATATTTGGAGTTTCGAGGATGTTACTCGGTTCTGGAATCTGCACACTAATCCGGATCACGAGAAACTGAAAGAGCTTCGGGATTTGCGAGGTCGGATGGAAGAAGATGTCGTTCGGCTTGCAAGAGAACTAACAGCAAGCAGAGATGAAGTAAGATCAGAACACGAAGCCCGGCTTGCAGAGACTTCCGATAAGCTGAATGCTCAGAAGAAAATCGATCAGTTGAGTGCTGAACTTCACAACAAGAACATAGAAGTCATGGAACTGAAGGCCAAACTCTACGACATGATGGTTAAGGAGGAAGATAAATGAGAATCAAAAACAGCGACGAGCTGAGAGCTGCGTATACATTGCTGCTTGACCTGCAAGAATTCCTCTCCACTTGCAAGCAGCCGGATAAAGTTAAGTTCCATATCATCGAGTTGAAACATTGTATTCGGGATTACGGGCATTCCAAAGTATCGGGCAGGGAAATTGTAATGGACAATGGGATTGACGGTTACGTTCAAAAAATCCAGCTGCCTCAGTTTGTAGAGTCCAAGGAAGAAGCTGAGGATTACATGGAGAAAAACGAGAAGATTACGATGCGCCTGACTCCTTGGGACTGCACTGGTCAGGCTTTCACCAACTGGTACAAAGTATTCAACACCAACGGGAGCTGGAGAGCTTATCATTCCATCGGATTCGACGTTTAAGGAGGGTGCGAGATGTTCGAATGTGATTATATAAGATTTGACCAGAGCATGGCTTATTAGAAATGGGGTGAGGGTCAATGGCTGAATTCTTTATCAAATTCACGAGAGACGAAGTTTGCTGCAAGATTCCATATGGTCTTATTTGCACTACCAGAGAGTCAAGCATATGGAACACCGGTCGGAGAAGAGTAAGCTGGAATGCTTGGTTCTCCGAAAGCGAGAAATCCGCATGTACGAGACTATTTGCGCAGGCGCATTTATGGTATCTCGTCAAAGGTGTTCCAGACGAAGTAATGATGAGCGCAAAGACATATGCTTTGTGGCGGAAACTAGGTGCATTCTGTGCATCTATTTGACGAGGAGATATGAAGATGGAAAGACAATGGCTGCTTGGTGAAGACCTTACGATCAATGATAATTTGCTCGACGGAATCACTTTTTACGACCTGATTTTGCAGGTGCACTGTAACTGCCGAAAGGTTACTCCTGCTGCCGTAAGACGTGAACTCATGGATACAGTAGAAAGCAGACTTGGAGATATGAACGACCTGGTCGAAAGAAATATGTTAAGAATCATGAATGAAGCTATTGAAGGGAGAGAACACCAATGAGAAAGGTAATCAATCCGGTGATGTGTGAAGTTAATGGTGGCGCAATTAAAAAGGCGAGAGGCTTTTGCAAAATTGCATATGAGGACGGAAGACTGAGCATCACCGGTGTTATCGGGCCGAAGAGCAATGGTAATTGCTATGGGAGCTGCGGCCAGTGTACCGATGAAATTCGGGAAGGAACTCCTGCGGAAGGCTGGACAAAAGAAATGGTCAATCAGTTCTGTGACATCTGGAAAAAGTGGCACCTGAACGATATGCGCCCGTACTGCCCGCACCAGAAAGAACTCGGCTGGAATAAGCTGGCTGTCAAGAAGGTCACGCTCTATAATTACTGCCTGACACAAGAAGCGTATAGCAAGAAGAGAGCGGCGAAGGACGCAGCGGTGAAGGCGCTCGAAAGAGGTGAAACATTCACCCCCACGCCGGAGCAGGTGAAGTACGCAAAGCTGCCATATGACATCAAGACATCCGTCGAAATCTCTGGCGAGGATGCTGAGAACTATGAACCCAAGAAGCCGTTGTTTCCTGGGGATAAAAGAGCAACTGAGATAAAAACGCTTGGCTGGCTGAAGCCCGACGAGCACCCGGACGGAATCTTGTGCAAGCCCTGTCCTGTCTGTGGTTACAAGTATGGGACAAGCTGGCTGATGGAAGAAGTTCCTGAGGACGTAATCGATTGGCTGTTTGCACTGCCGGATACGACGGTAAAACCGGCTTGGGTGTAAAGAGGTGCCGAAATGGACAAGGTGTTGCTCGGAGCGCTCGATATCGAAAGCTTGTTCAAATGGAGAGATGCCCACAAAGAAGAGGTTAGATCCAATCCAATGCCTGTCCGAGATTTGGAAATCATCTGCAAAGACTCAAATGTGAAGGTCAAGTGCATCCGGGAACCTGAGAGATTAAGAATGTGGGTAAATGTGGATGGAAAAAGCCAAGGCCACGTAGAGTTTCGCTTATCCAATGGCGGAATGTGGAGCGAAAAAAAGAACAAAACGAAACTCCGAAAAGAAGAAATTCAATCCTGCTTGTCGCTATACGGAAGCGTTGTTGCGCTGATGGTATACGGGGAAAAGGTACATACACAATCTGCTGGGAGGAACAAAAGCCATGAGAGAAGCCGAAGCCAAAAGAAGCAGTCAGGAAACTACACCTATATCCTACGTCGTGGGGGCGTGTCTCTATATGTTGGCAGGTGCGGTGAACACGCTAGTCCGAAAGGTGAGTTCAGCGTTCGGGGACACTACCGACACTACAAGAGTGGAAAAATCGTCTGGATTAACGAATACAGAAAAGGAGAAGGAAAGAGAAATGGGAAAAAGTATTGCCTTAGCAAAAAGGATGCCGAGTCTCTACAGCGGTAACGGCAAGTATTGCAAAGCGAAGAAATCGGAGCCGACTAGAAGGATTAACTGGTACTTGGATGTGAGGCTTTGGTTCCCGGTATTCGCAATCTTGGTGGCGGCTGTAATCGTCTTCTATCAGGGGAAAATCGAAAAGCTTACCAAGGAGACGGAGCTGTACCTTGTGGAGAAAGCAGCGGAAGAAGCTGTTGTTGAAACCATCGCCGAGACAGAACCTCCGACGGAAGCTCAACAGGATTCTGAAGCCGTTGCGCTGGCAAGGCTTGCCGACTCTGTTGCCAGAGGACGTTCTGACGAGGTTAAGCGGATCGTAATGTGGGTCGCAATCAACAGGTCCGAAGACAGAAGCCACGGCTACGGTTTGTCTCTGTTGGAGGAAATCGCAAGGCCAAAACAGTGGCAGGAGTATTCCCCCGATGCAAACTATCTGGAATCCACGCTGAGGCTTGCTGAAGAAGTCCTTGCGGTTCGTGATAGCGGCGGAGCAAGACCTATCTATGGAGATATGCTTTGGTTTGTCTTGAACAACGATGGCTCCATTACTGTAAGGAATCAGTTTCAGGTATCCAAAAACCGCTCTGAGGCGACCTTTGGACAATAAGCAACCCTGTTACCGATGCGGGGAAACGAGATTAAAATGATGGACGGAGGAACAGATGAAAAAGTATAGGGTCACTTTGGCGAAGAATAAGACAGTGATTGCGTATGGGACATCATATGAGTGCGTGAAACAGATGCACATAGCAAGCGTCAGTTCATTCCATTCTCTGGTTTCGAGGTGCCAGTCAGGAAAGAACAAAAAGTACATTGTTGAGACTGTAGAGAGCAGGAAAGAAAATGATGCATGGAGGTGGATCTGTGAACGCAATAAAAATATATGAGCATCGGAGGAAAAAAGGAACCGTTATGAGATCACATTGTACAATAACCATAGTGCGGAGAAAGAAAAGGGGCAGTTGTCCTGACGCCCACACTGGAGCCGCGATGACTCCACAAAAAACGTTCAGAGGTCATAAATCCCGTGCATGGGGGTCAATACCGTCATACAAAGGAGCAAACAAGATGAATCGAAACGTAGAGAGAGCGAAGTTTGACGTTAGCAAGGTAGATGCCTTAATGAAGGCCATTGAAAACACCTACCTGGATTTGGGCGTTGTGCCGGATGATTTTGAGCGGTACAGCGACGGTGTTACGGCCTTCTATGCACTGTGGGACTCCATAAGAATGGTGATGGCTGATATCGACAAATTGGAAAAAGACATCAGGATCATTGACGTTGTGGAAGCGATCAATCGGAAGAAGTAAAGAATCTTGGCAGCTGGGAAACTGGCTGCCATTTTTATTGGTTGACGAAGCTGAAAAGAAAGTGTAATATTATGAGGCGCGAGCCAACTTCCCTTAAAAGAAGAAAACTGGAATTTTTGAATCGAAAATCACGATTTTATGTTATACAATACACATAGGTGATGCTATGTGTATTGTATAGCATAAGCTTTTTACGCATAAATGGCAACCGGCCTTTTAGGCCGGTTGCCGTTACTTTTTGGAGAAAAAATGAGTTTTGCAGCACACCAATCCAGTTATCATTTGCAACTGATACTAGTTTTCAATAAAACGGTTAAAAACCGTTTTATTCGGCTGCTGTTTCAGCAGCCAGCGGCGTAGCCGCAAAAAAACGTAAGTCCATACATTTCTCGCCGCTACCG